TCATTGTACTCTTATGACCCATTCCGAAACGGCAAAATGCAGATATTATCTCGTAATTCTTCAGAGGTCTGTTTTTTGCATGAACGAATCCTGCCGATGTATTCTTTTTCCATATCCAATCATATCGCCATTCTTTCATATTGCTTGTGCGGATGGAAGTACTGAATGGTTCACTGCCAAAAAGAAGAACTACCCCCCCATTTTAAGAACGCGATGATATTGCTCCCATAGCTTATCAAACGGAATTACGCTATCCCAAGCACAAGCGGTCGTACCATACGGCAAATCGCACACAATGCAATCCACGCTTCCGTCGGGAATCCTCTTCATTCCTTCGAGGCAGTCTTCATTATATATCTTATTCAGTTCAATCATTGTCTATAAATCCTTTTATTCCTTATTATTCCTGCTTCGCCACTCCCGTCTTCGAGTTATCCAGCGTTGTAAGAACTTCGCGGTCTATCTGCCACACCAGGTGCGAATCCCATTTGTTCACTCTCGTAATTACCTCCAACGGCCTAAGCATGAGCTGCTGCAGTGGGGCAAACTGAATCTGCTTTACGAGGAAGCGCTCGCGCAGGTCGGTGCCGCCCGATGATGTAGCGTCACCTGGGGTGTTGCCGATAAGCTTCGAGTCGAGTCCCATGGCGAAGAAGATGATAGAGGAAATCTCCTGAAGCTCGGTCTTCTCGGCTTGAGCCTGAGAATTTGCCTTGCTTTCAATTTCGACAATTTCCCAAGCCTTATGCTCCTTACCGTCCAAACCGGTGAACACAGCCGAGATGAGAGCCTGACCTGCGTTGTCGGGGTTGGAGAGCCAAGTGTTGATGTCGCTGAATACCTCCTGCTGAATCTGCGCCATCGTCTTGCTCTTGTTCTCTCCCTGCTGGGTGTAGAGACTCTTGAGGTATTCCTGGTGAATGTAGATTACACGACCAATGATGTTAGAGTTACGCTTACGCGTCAGTCGGTCGTCAACGATGGTGAAGGCGTATTCGAAGATGCTTCCGGCAAAGATGCTGTGCCAGAGAGCATCGGCATAGTAAGGACCTCCGAAGTCGCGCGGCGACATAATGAAGCGCGTGGGGCGGTTCTTGCGGCTCACTCGCTGCTGACGGGCCTCGCGCACGCGGCGGTCGAGGTCTTTCACGGCGGTGTCGGCCGCGAGATAGGGCACGGCGGCTATGCGCATGTCCTCGGGCTTGAGCGAAGTCTGCACCTGCGACGAGTCGAGCCACTGGTTAGATGTGTATGCGTAGTTGATGCGATACTGATCGTCCATGCGCTCCAGTCGGGTTGTGAAAACGCTGCGATGCTTCAGTCCGACAACCTTCGGGGTCCATTGTGACGTGGGTACTGGATGTCCGTCCTTGTCAAGCTGACGCTGATTAAGCTGAATCTCGCAGAAGCATTGTGACATAAGCGACATATCGCCAGCCATATCGAGATAGGTGTGATGCAGGTCGTTGTTGTCGATAAACTCCTGAAGTTCTTTGTTCGTGCGTTCCCATTCGGCAAGATTCTCTTTTAGCGACTTCATCTCCTCGCTGTCTTCGCTGCTGTTCGGTTCGGAGAGCGAGGGCGCCGACGGTGCGAACTGAGCCTCCGAACGAGATTTTTCGTTCTCCGATTCTGAGAGTTGCTTTTCCTTAGCCTTAAGGTCCGCTATCTGACCTCGAAGCAGAGTGCCAGCAGAAGCAAAGGGGATGTTTTTCTCGGTGATATTGCCACCAACGTACTGTGTATAGTGGTACTTGGCGACAGGACCGCGACCTACGAGTATCTTCTTCACGAAGTCGATGCCGGCAGCAGGGAAGGGCGACATTTTAGAAAGTAAGTACACGATGTTGGGCAGTCGATTACCCAAGCCCCACTCCATAAAACCTAACCCCGGCGTGCCTACGTTCTGCGGTACGGCTTTGTTTTCTCCACCGCTTGAACCGAACACGGTGCTAATCTCACGTCGGGCTGCGCCCGAGTCTGCCGAAGTTGAAGATGTGAGCATAGAATGGGCGTAATCGCCCCAGGAGAACGTGCGGCTGCCATCCATGTTTGGTCTGGTGTAAGCCGCCGGGCGCACAGCCTCGTAGCCCAGTGCTTTGAGTTCCTCACTACGCTGTTGGAGCTCGCTGATAGAAGATACTGTTGTCATTCTTTCGTTGTATTGTTAGTGTTGTTGGTTGAGGGCTGCGAGATGCCGCGAGAAACCTCGAATTGTTTACAAAGCAAAGATAGCGGATTTTGATTTGCTGGGGCGGACATAAAAAAGACTGCGGGCTTCGCCGTCTTCCCTGCCACAACCAAAAATGGTAAGTTCGAGGTGTGGGCAGTCGGGAATCCTTGCGAGCCACGCAGTCTAAAAACAATGAAGAAAATGTCTTTTGTCGTCTTACGCCGTAGAATTACTGAAAGTCAAAGTCGGTCATTTCGCTTGCCGACTGCAAATCGTAGCTCTCCACGTCGTCTATCACCATATCCTCGCCATTAAACTGCTTTACTGTCAATCGGCAATCTTTCGGGTCGGGATGTACAGAGCGGATATTGTTGTTAGAGATCCAGATAGGGTAGGGTGATTTAGTCGTGAACACCACCAGATACCACGGGCCGACTTTGTGCATGTCAGTCAAAACGCCCACATGCTGCTCTACGCGGCGAAAATACTTCTCAAAGGTCTGTTCCTTGCGCTTTCCTAAGAAATGGTCGATCAAAGACGAAAAGAAACAAATGAGCATGATTACTAAAACGATGATAAGTACTGAAATTACTGTTTCCATAATTGTCATTTTGTTTTTAAATGTTAATACTGATTTTTATAATTGTTGGTTACTACCCATACGCTTAAGCCGATGTTGAGCAAGAGCATGAAGATAATAATAGCCCAATACTCCTTGTTGCTCAGTTCTACCGAGAGATACTTGAAGTCGGAAAACTCCTTTCGTTTCCACTCCTTCTGCACAATCGGTTCGATGTACGAGGCAAAGGCGCATAGATCAAGTCGGTGCGACGTAAACCAGTCGCGGCTCTTCACGGCAAGCACGGGCGAGTCACACCACGAGAAGGCATCGCTCCACATCACGCGGTTACGGCTGTCAAGACCTACGCACACCACAAGCTCGTTCTTGTTGCCTCCCTGCCAATAGGAGCGTTGACGGTCGGCAATGGATAGCGGCTTGTTGCGATAGAAAAGCAGATAGAGGCGAAACTCCTTCTTCGGCCCGTATCGGGCGTTGAGCACACGGATGGCTCGCTCCTGACGGGCGGAGAACTTTGCTCCGATGATAGGCGGCTGGTCGCAAAAACGTATCTTGGGATAGTCGTGCAAACCAAGTCGGCGAGCCTCCTTTTCGCTGATGTCCTCAAACTTAAACACCGAGCGCGAAGCCTTCACCTTGTTCTCGTATTCATGTTCACGGGTAACGGAATAGAGCGTAGTGGGTTGACCGTTCCATCGGTATTCATACGCATCGCCATCACGGGTGTAATAGTGTCGGTGCATATCCACGAACACCGAAGCCACCGACAAACGACGCTTCATAGCCGAAAAGTCTTCATTGGAACACTTTCGCTCACGTCCCGAATGGTCGTAGTAGGTCCAACGTTCGGGGTGGTTTACCGTGGTGTAATAGGTTCGGGTGTGACTCTCGCCTTTGTCGTCGGTGTAGGTTTCGGTATGCTCCTCCTGTTCATTCCACGGCTCGTAATAGCGTATCTTCGTGACGTAGCTGCCTAAATATTCTGTGTCGCTCGACTCTACGCGCTCAAACGCCCATATCATCGCTGCGCCCACAATGAGCGACGGAACAATCAGCACGGCGTGCTCCCACCATGTCGTCTGCTTGCGGAAAAACAGCAACAACACAGCTGACACAAAGAAGGGTATGAGAAAAACGAGTAGTTCCATAAACTATTCCTTTTTATCCTTGCCGAACAGATCCACGTCGTTGTCTTCGCCCACCGTCATCACTTCCTTGGAGCGCGACGACGAGATAACCTTATACTCGATAGGCATGGTGTTAGACACAAACCATCGGGCAGGATAGGTGTGAGTGAGCGTTTCATGCTCACGAATTATGTCAAGCATACGTTCCTGCGAAGTCTGGAACTCGGTGCGCTGTATCTCGATGGCCTGCATAAGGTCGCGGTAGAGCGACACATCGAAGTTAGGGTTGCTCTCCTTAATCCACTTCATCATCGTACCATTTTCGTTCTGATAGCGACCGGAGATAAGCTGCGGATAAATCTTCTCGAAGGTCTGCTTATACTCGTCCGTAACCTGCGCCTTCTGCTGAATAATCTTCCACATCTTGTCGTGTACACCCTCAATCTTTCCGCGCTGTGCCTCTGCCTGCTGACGAAGGGTAATTTCGCGATTGTTGTAACTAAAGTAAGTGGCTACCAGTGAGCCAATCACAATGGCAGCCATAAGTAAAATGGATGCCATGATAATGTTCTTTGTTTTCATTTGTTTGTTGTATTTGTTGTTTTACTATTATTTCTTTCTACAGATGTTTGAGAAGCGTACAGCAGCGATAGTCGAACGCTTTTTCCTCGTAGCCTAATCTTTCATACCAATGTAACACCCACTGGGGAGAGTCGCGTCCGTCCCACGATATTGCTACAGTTTTTACGCCATAGGATTTCAGTTCCCTTTCGACTGCCTCCATCAAGTGCTTTGCCACCTCGCGACCACGGTGCGCTTCTCCCACCCACAGCGAATAAATGAGAGCGTCTGCCTCGCCATCCAAAGGCTTATCTTCAATGAGGTTCGGAATAAACGCCTGCACGCTGCCATGATGCAGCTCGTCGGTGACGAGTATACGAATAGAATCTTCCCAATGCTGATGTTGTATCATAAATGAAATATTGTTTTTGACCACAGAATACTCAGAATACGCGGTTTCGAAGTGAGAACTCCATTCTTTCCAATCTTTGCAATATTGGAAAGAAATGGAGAAAGAGCGACGTAAGTAAGTGCTCCATCAAGAATCTTCGGCGCGAGTGAAACTAACATTTGCCTCTGAAAGCCTCTCTCTGCAGATCACACCGCAGTCCTCCAAGTCACTTAGGTATGAACAACAATCTCGACAGGGCGGAAGACTCACGGCAAGGTGATCAGACCGATAAGGGCATGATGCTCCGTAAGCCATATACAGTTTGTGGTTTTTCAGAAACGAACTAACTGCGATTAAGAACTTATTTAAATAGTTGCTTTCGACCTCCAACTTGTCGCAATGGTCGCGCATCTGGCGCATCTCACTGAGCATTTGTCTCGTAGGGTCTTTTTCCTTGCGCTTTTCTGCTCCGTGCAGCTGTTTCGCGACTTCGTTGTATTCGTCCATAAGCAGATGCACACGCTGCTCCAGCTCCACGTTCTCCTTCACCATCTGGCCCAAACGCAAAATGATAGCTTCTTCTGTACTCTTAAACTCTTTACTCATAATTTATTCGTTTTTGGTTTATTTAAACTCATATACTACATACAATGTCGTATTGTAAAGTCCGCAGGGCAGGTTCCGTTCGGTTTCCAATTGGATTCCGTACGGAGTCCGATTGGATTTCGTTCGCCGTCCGGTCGGATTTCGTTCGCCATCCGACCAGATTCCGTTCGGTGTCCCTTGTTATTATTCAAACTCATATATCACATGCGGTGTTG